GTATCACCCTTAGGACCAGCTAAACCTGTAGGTCCTTGAATACCTGTAGCACCAGTTGCACCTTGTGCACCTTGTGGGCCAACAGGACCTAGAGCTCCTTGAGGTCCTGTGGCTCCTGTTGGTCCAGCGCTACCAGTTGCACCAGTAGGGCCTTCTAAGTTTCCAACGTTCTTCCATGCGGAAGTTACGGTATCCCAAATAACTAAATTACCGTTAGCAAGTAACCAAGCATCGCCAGCTGTACCTGTTGGACGTGCAGCTTGCAACGCTGCAAGGGTTGCATATTCTCCAAGAAGATTTAAACCTTGACCAGGGGCACCTGTAGGACCAGTAGTTCCAGAAAGACCAGAAACACCTTGTGGACCAGTAGGACCTGTTACACCAGCGTTTCCTTGAATACCTTGTGGACCAGCAGCACCTGTGCGTCCAGTAGGGCCTGTTGCACCAACAGCTCCAGTAGGAAGCGGAAGTGTTGTGTAAACCCAAGCATTAGCTTGGCGACGGTAGACGCGGATATTTGTTGCATCGCCTGTAATTTGAACAAACGCCCACTGATTAGGTGTAGGCGTTGGATATGCAGTTGTTAGTGCTGCGAGGGTTGCAAATGTTCCAAGGAATTGTGAATACTCACCCTGCGCACCTGTAGGACCTGTTGCTCCTGTAGGGCCAGTAGGACCGTTTAAAATGCCTGTAGGACCCGTTGGGGTAGGGAACCAGTTGCCATTATCTGGCGGAACAATAATTATATCTGCCACGTTAATCCACCGATACCTGTTGGGTTACGAACACTTGACCTCGCAAAAATGTCTTTTGGAATGTTGCATCTGTAGTAGATGTAGCTTGCAAATCCCAGAATAGTCGCACTGGTAGATATTTAGTAGCGGACTGAGTAAGCGTGATTCTTATACGTCCAGTTGCGGCGTCTACAATTGTAACATCGAAGGACGCATATCTAGCTGGTGAATTAGGGTAAGTTCTAAGCTCTGATTTAAAGACTAGACCAGTAACAGAGGCTCCTAGAACAAAGTCTTGGGTGAAGCTGTCACCCTGATATAGAACTAAGTCGTATGCCTGAACTGTAGTTGGAAATACTTCTCTGCCATTTAAATCGTTTGGTAGATACACACGCTCTGGCTTACGTGAGTCGTCAATCTCTTGTGCCATGTAGATGGGAACCAACTTATTGGTATGGCGAGAGACTCGTCGTAGGGTACCCATCTGGATACGCCATAGGCCGATGTTAAGAGCTGAACAAAGCTGCTTGTATTGTTCTTGGCGTTGTTGAATCATAGAAGTCAACTGCTGCCAGCGCTGGCTACGTGGGATTACTACTCCATCTGGAGCAGTAATGTTAATATCAAAAGAGGCGTCAGTAGCAAGAGCCCATAGAGCCTCAATAGTTGAGAGGATAGCTACTGGGTACTCTTCAACTGCAGGAATAGCGCCAATTGACATTCTGCTTCCGTAAGCATCTGTGCGCTCATGTAGGTGCTGACCTACGGCTGTGTTAACAAAGCGCTCAATATCAGCGTCTGAGAAATAACGATAAGCGGTACCGTGGACTGTAAGGAGGGCACCATTAGCAACAGGATTCTGAAAACGAATCTTGCCTTGGTCTACCTCTAGCTTATAACCAGTAGGTGCGGGAATGTAGTCTTCTGTTACAGTTACTAAAAGGGTGTATGCGTCAACAGGCTTATTGTTTAAATAAAACTCTTTAGTAACGCCATCGCCAATTGCAGTAAAAGTAAACTCTTTACCCTGGTCCCCAAGTTCTAGGCGAACGCGAGATACCAAATCCGATAAGAGGGCCACTCATTTACTCCTAACGCTACTGATACATGGTGTCAGTAAATGGACAAAAAATCCGTACAAACGAAAAAGCGGGCATCAATGTGCCCGCTAATCCGCCAAAATTAATGCTAGATAACGCCAGCTAAATAACCCTTTTCTTCAAGGTGCTGGGCCACTTGCTTGCTAACTTTATACTTCTGTCCTGCTTTGAAGTTATAGTAGTTGCCAGCGCCTAGGGTCATGTTCTCGATATCCTCGACAACACGGATGACAATTACGTCATCTCCCTTGCTTACAACTGTAGCTTCATCAACGATTACTGTTGCCCGATTAGGGTTAGTAGCGTCTAGGACCTCGGTCTCAAGTTTAATCTGAGCGTTGGCGGTAGCCATTGACATTTCTGATGCACGGGCCTGAAGAGCTTCTGAGTTATCAGAAATCTGTGCTTCACGAGCACGACCTGTTACATCTGATGGTTTTACTTTACTTGCCATTTGTATTCTCCTAATTATTGTCTGTTGAAAGTGGGGGAGGGCCGTAGCCCTCCCCCTTTAGCACATTAGTGCTTAGTTGGTTTCTGCAATGATTACAGACTGGTCAGTGATTAGACCAAGACCGAAGATTGAGTACCAAGCAAGAGCATGCTCACGACCGAAGTCAAGAATACCGCCATCGCGGAGTTCGACTGGAAGAGAGATTGCGTGACCGAATGCGTTATCTCCAATGAAGATAGCTGCATAGCGGTCTGAACCACCGTTACCTGTCTTTGTAGCAGGAGTGATGTAGCCACCACCAGCTGTTACAGTTGGGTTAGCAACAGTTGTGTCAGTTGTGTAAGAAGTACCAGCACCACCAGCAACCTTAAGGACCTGTGTGGTTTCGATGAATACGCAATCGTACAAACGACCGATTTCACCAAGCATGAAGTTACCTGGAGCTGCGTACTTGGTTACTTCGATGAATTCTGGATTGTCACGTAGCTTACGTGACTGGTGAGGGTGAACAAAAGCAACATATGTCTCACCAAGGCGAGGGATGTTCTTTGTTGCAAGTGTCTCTACTGCATCCTTAACTGTATGAGGGGTCATGTAATATGTACCTGTCATAGCTGCACGAGATGAAGCTGTTGTTCCATCTGCGTACCAGTTGTTTACAGCTGTAAGAGCTGAGCGGTCTTCACCGTAGATTGTTGAAGTTGCTGCGTAGAGTGTGTCGCGTGATAGCTGGTCAAGATAGATAGCCATGTTACGACCAAGAAGACGTGAGGCTGAAGCCATTACGTCATCGAATGAAGCATTAAGCAATAGCTCTGATACAGCAAGAGCATAACCATGCTCTGTTACTGTGATTGAGAACTGCTGTGCTGTAAGTGCGTTTGTCTGCATACGAACACCTTCAACTAGGCTGTTTGCAAAGCCGAGGTTGTTGTAACGCATGAAGTTAATCTGTAGACCAGGTGCAACACCAAGTTCAGTCTTCTTGACTGCAAATTGCTCAAAGCGAAGGATAGGCATAGCCTGGAAAAGGATTTCCTTAGACCAGATTGTCTGAATCGCTTGAGTCAACTGTGTGTTTGTACCTGAGTACGCTGTTGGGGCTGCGGCTAGATTGCCAGTACCCGTAATACCAGATGCCATTTTAGTTGTTTACTCCTTGTAGGTTGGATTTGGGATTGTGGGATTTACCCGAACAAGCCGCGAGACTTACCTCGAGCGGTAGCGCCCAAGATTTTCTCTCTGTATTTTGCATAATCATTCATCGACATTGACTGAATATCTTCAGCCGTTAACGAGCGTTGGTCCATATTGGTGTCCATCTGTCCGAGCGGGGGCGTGGTTACCCGAGTCCCCGTCATTTCTTTACGTGCATTCTGCATTGCAGACTGCGCGGATTCAAGAATCTTTGCGGAACGAGCTTTTAGTCCTTCAATACTTGCGTCAACCTCTTCAGGGGTATTGCCATTGATGAGGTCTAACAGTTCAGGAATAATAGCTTCACGTTCTGCGTCTACACGTTGTGAACGGTAGTTCTGTAGGTCAGCAAAAGACTTTTCGCGTTCCAGTAGAGCGAAGGCACGTTCACGTTCTTGACGCTCACGCTCCAACTGCTCCTGCCACTCTTGTTCCTTGGTTTTAAGCAAGGTACGAACGTCCATGTCACTTTCAAGAGCTTCCTGCTCAGCTTTAGCTTTTGCTTCTGCTTCTGCAGCACGTGCAGCAAGTTCTGCTTCACGCTCTTTCTTAATGGCATCTAGTTCTTCCTTCAGCTTGTCAATCTGAGGGTAGAGCTTTTCTTTTTCTTGACCACGTACACGGGCCAAGTCATCTTCCGTATAAAACTTGGATGTTGCCTTAGTAGTAAGTGCGTCAGCGACAACTGCGTTGTCTACAGACTCAGCTACAACTGGAACAACTCCTGCTTCAGCCGCAAAGGCTTCCGCATTAACTTCTGCTGTATCCATTTCGATTCCTTTTTCTCCTAGAGGTCGTTTTCCGAATTATTAGCACATATGACCGAACGTTGTATATATTTTCTTGCTTAACACAAAAAATGTCAGCGTAAACGCTTATTTTTCGTATTCTTCTGGTACACGTCTCTGTGGGAGAACGGTGCCATAAGCTTCAGTAACCAGCTTGTTACGTAGGTCAGCTTCGCCCATATCTGCGGCGGCTAGTGCCTCGTCCATTGTTGGTGGTAGTACTGCTGGGGCTCCAGGAGCTCCAGTCTCACCAGGAGCACCAGGGGCGCCTCCAGTTTCAGGGTTAGGCATAGTGCCCGTAAGTTCAGCAATTTCCTGCTCAATTTGAGTCTGTAGAAGTTTAAGGGCGCCATCAGCAACCGCATCGTCCATAAGTTCTTGACGGATTTCATTTAGCTTCTCAGTAGGGAATTCCTCACCAAGGGTGCGGAGAGCGCCTTCCTTAGATTCCAATCCTAGTGAAAGCATAGATTGAACTTCGTTAAGGGCAATCAACTTATCTAGTGGAAGTGGTTGTGGGAAATGAACATAAGTCTGGTATGTCAGTGGGTCATTAGGGTCTAGGCGTTCTAGCTGACCCTTCTTAAGCTTTACGTTTACATCAGGGTTCCAGATAAATACCTCTGGCTCCTTAACTGCAAGGCTGCGTAAAATAAGCTCATTAACGCGCTCTAGTCCACGTGCATACTGAATAATTTTTTGGTGGTAGCGGTTCATCAAAGGCTGGAACTGGATAGATAGAGCAACACCAGAAGTGTTAGAAATAGGCTGTGCCTGACCAAGAGCGGTCTCAGGAACACCAATCATTTCGTGCATAGACTTCTTGAGCATAGCCAAGAACTCCATAGCACCTTTAAGACCTTGTGCTCCGCCTTCTAGGTTTTCTACCCTTGCGTCTTTTGGTAACCCACCCCAGACTTTGTTAGCGCCCTTTTCCAATTGTGAAGCTTTGGCACCAATGATGACTGTGACGGGAGCAGCATGATAATTAACGATGTCAGCGATGTCAGTAGCAGTCTCGTTATAAGTACGGTTAATATTAATAATGTCATGACCATCGCTAAGACCCCAAGGGCTACCACTAACGCGAACATTTGGAACATGAACAATGGGAATAGTACCAAGCGGGTTAGGGCGAGAATCAATGAGCTCATCGTTAATGTATTCCTCAATCACATCTTCTGTAAGGATTTCAGTGTAAGTAAATACCTGACGTGTACCTTCTAGTGATGTGCCCCAGAAACGGTACTTTAACTTAAAGCGTATAAGGCGCTCGCGGTCATGTGGGTGGAACTCTGGAAAACAGAAAGCTGCATTAAGTGGGAGTACGCGTACGCGACCTGGGTGCTGCATTCCTGATGGGTCAACCCAAGCCTCTTCATAAGCTACTTTAATAAATACGTCACCAGAAACTGAGCCCTGCTGGCCCATCTCCCATAAAATTGTTGCTTTATTGTTATCTACTTCCCACACTCTTTCAAGTAGGTCAGGAACAATAGCTTCAGTTTCCTTTGGTGAGCGGAAGTTCACACCCTTACCAAAGGTAAAGTTAATAATAAAGTCTGTAAAAGCACGGTAGTAATTAAGTACTAACTGTGCATCACCCACCTGGCGACGGTATGAATAGTGGTGACCAAGGTACATAGCCCAGTTAAGGGAATAACGATTTAGGCGTGGGCCATGGACTTCAAATTCTTCATCAGCCAATTCCACTAAACCAAGTGGAGAAATGGAAATGGTTAAGTCAGACGAGGCCGCCCTATAACTAGGGGGAGAAAAATCAATGCCGCTCAACTATCCACCTTTTTCCTACGCACGAACAAAGAATACCACGAGTAATAGGCTTAGCGGAAACGCTCGCCGCGGATGTTTCCCTGACCTATTGGTTTAGTAACTTTCTTCTTTTGTTTTTCTTCTTTTTTATCTAGCGCTTCTTGAGTGTAATCGCGAAAACGTGGGTCTACTTCTTTTTTAGACTTAACGTATTGACCACCCATTTGATTGTACTTGGCGTGAATCCAGTGACCACGGGCAGGAGAGTTTTTAGAAAAACGAGTTTTTGCTTGAGCAGTAACCATGTTCCAAAGCTTAGGGTTTGCAGGCTCCTGCTTGTCGGTCTTCTTTACTTCTTTACCTGAGATAAGTGCCATGTTTAATCCTTAGAAAATGAGGAACCTACCCCCGCAGCTGTTCAAATGTGCTGAACGGGGGTAGGAAACCTAATTAATCGTTTACTACTGCTGGGTTAGATGCTTTTTGGTTTGCACCGCTGCGCTGTACGCGCTCAATGCGGTTATCTCCATGGTCAGCAAATCCGCCTGCTGAAAAATCAGTAAGGCTTGCTGGTGCTTCTACCCATGCTGCAGAACCAACATGTGCGCGTTCGCGCATTGTCTCTTCTGCTGTCTTTGTGTGAACAGGCTTGTTACGGTTTGGACGACCTGCAGCAGGTTCGTATCCCTGCATTGCACCGTTAGTGAATTCATTAGGAATGTCAGTATCGGTTGCAAGACCTTCTTCAAAACGAAGTGGGCCACGTTGGCCTGGTGTAGCAGGTGACATCTTACGGTCGTAAGTTGTGCCTGGACGCTCAGGGAACTTAGGTGTTGGGGCAATTGCCATTTTTTATACTCCTTATAAGGGTTGAGGACCTCGTGTAAAAGTGTCCTACTTATTGACGGTAAAGTCAGGCTAAACGGGTAACTACCTACTGAAGAACGGAGAGGTAGAGACTTCAACCGAAGGCATAGTCATATCTAAAGTTAAAGATACGGCTATTGCAAGGCTGTCCGCGTAGTCATCGTGGGCATGTGCCTCATCTGGCGCATGAGCAAGGAAGTTAGGTCCTGTGAACTTAGTTTCCAAGTCTGTCATCTGTTGGTAGAAGCGCTTCCAGGTACGTAGACGTCTTGTCTTTGCGTGTGCAGGCCATCCAACCAATCTGCGGTCAATTAAAGCTTTAAGGTGTTTCCAACGCTTTGATTGCTCAGGTTGGCTACTTCCTATGGAATGTACTTCTGCTCTTGGGAGGAGGAGTTTGAGTCTTTGTGCAACCGCATCACCCACGCCGTTAGCGTCAACCCCAACAGCAAGTACGTCATAGCTGCCCAAGAAATTAACGATTTGAAAATATTGGTCTTCCCAGTCATCACCTTGTAACTCCAGCCAGTTTAAGATTCTATGGTCAAAATATCCGAACTCATCAGGTCTGTCCCAATCAACCCATACTACTGTCACGACAGTTGAGTCCATCTTACGTGCGGGGTCAATTCCCACTACTACTGGGGAACGGTGCCAAGCCTTAACAGTTTCTTGAGATGTATCTCCAAGCTCATCCATAACGGTTGAGGTAACGAACATTCCACGCTCAAGGAGCCACTTACAGCAATACGACATCTGGAACTCATCTGAGTCCTCGCCAATACGCAGCATCTCTTTTTTAATGAACTTTGCATAGTTAGCGTTGCACTTACTTACATCTCTGTAATCCCACTCAAAG